TCCCACTACGACCTTTTGGTTAGCGAAGAGACAGAGTTAGATGATTTGGTCGCCAAGATTCTTCCTCAGTATGTTTCTCTCAACGGAAACTACGAGAAGGATAACGCCGATTTCGTCAAGAAGTGGAAGGAAGAGCATCCCGAAAACAAGCCAGAGCCAACCAAGCCAAACAAGGAAGGCGACGAGCCATCGGAAACCGAGAAGAAATTGCTCGAACGTTTGGAGGCTTTGGAGAAGAAGGATGCAGAATATGAGGCCGCAAAGCTCGTCTCACAGAAGCGCAGTGAACTTTTGTCTAAGTTCAAGGAGAAGGGCATCAAGGATAGCAAGTGGATTGATAAGTACATGAGCAAGCTGAACCTTACCAAGGACTCGGACATCGAGCAGGAATTTACAGATGCGGAGGAGTTTTACAACCTCTCCCATTCCAAGGGTGGTGGTACTCCAGGCAACCCAGGCGGAGGCAATGGCGACAAGCCTATTGGTGCTGACCGTTGGGCAGGAGTGAACAAAATCCTCGGAACATCGAAGCCTGCCGACAAGTAAAATCGGATAACATTAATTATTAACTCTTTAAGGTAAAAAGATTATGTTGGATAACTTTTTCACAAGACAAGCCAATGGTGGTGCGGTGTTCACTGGTCGCACACTCATTCAGGCACATGGCTCTATTGGAGGTCATAAGAACGTCTTCGTAAAGCTCGTAAAGGGCAGTAAGGATGCGCTCTGTTATCCTACTACGGGTGGCATCTTGAAGAACCCATTCAAGGGCAGAGCGAAGATTTACGCTGGTGACCTCATCGAGTACACACCAAACATCAACAACACTACTGGTGCAGAGGTGAAGATTTTGAAGTTCTACGAGCTGGCAAAGGACGCTACAAACGATGCAACTACTATCAAGTTGGTTCGTGATGGCTATCACCACATTCCTTTTGTTGGCGATACCATCATGGTAGGTCAGAAGGACTTTGCCACAAAGGCACTCGGTGTTACAATTACAGCGGTAGAGAAGGGTACAGAAGGCACTGCTGACGTTTGGAACGTTACATTGTCTGCCACACTCGCAGTTGCTTTGAAGCAAGGCAACATCTTGGTCGAGGCAGAGAAGGCTGGTGCATCAGTATCACCTATGGTGACAAACCCTAACGCATACGCAGACAAGGATATGGACTTCTTGTACGATGCCAATATGGAAGGCTTGGATGATTTGCAGTATATGCTCACTCCAGCTTTGGCACAGGAAGACACCGTTATCGACCTTGTGGCTATCGGCAACTTGCCTCCAGCAGTTCTCGCTCTCAACAAGAGCCGTGTAAAGACTTGGTTCTGGTTCAACTAATCAGACCAAGCGCAGGATAACAAACTTATTTTTTCGTAATTAATTGTATTTAGGATATGCAAAGATTTGACATTAACAACTCTGATTGGGCTGCACTCTTCCGTTCAAAGGACGGTGGTAGTGAATTGTTCCAGTCTCTAGTTGACAACTCTGACCTCCTTAACATGGATGAGGGTTGGGCAATGACACAGGGTCACGTAGCCGATGCACCTACACCAACAGCGGACGATGGCTCTGCTACATTCCGTATGACCTCGTACAAGTTGGAGGCAGCTCCTGTAATGGATATGCGTGCGCCTCTTGGAGACTCACATCAGATGGATGCAGAGGGTGAGGCAGAGTACACTGCTTCTATCCCAGATTTCATCGGTCGTGGCTTCGTTGAGACCGCAGCACAGCGTATTTACAAGGAGAAGATGTATGCCCAGTTCGGCAACGCAGACCGTATTATCGCTCGTTGGGTTCGTGACTATCTCGCTGTTGGTTTGAAGTCTGCAAAGGCAACATTGAACAACACTACCGCACAGGTAGAGACAACTGGTAAGATTGACTACACTGGTCTTGGTGCTGGTATCTACGGAAAGGTTTACGACGCTCGCCTTCCAAAGGAGAATTTCCAAAAGGCAGGAGCAAAGGCTTGGACTGCTGCTGATTGTAAAATCCTCACACAGATGCGTAAGTTAGAGGATGCTTATCGTGACAAGCGAGGCGGATACAATGGTGCTCTTGTTTGGAAGATGACAAAGAAGATGTACAACGACGTATTCTTGCAGAACGAGGAGGTACGCAACCTTTACATTACTTGGTGTAAGGCTAACTATATCGCTTACGTGGATGGTATGCCTATCACAAACGAGCAGTTCTTGAAGTCATTCACCGACATTCAAGGTATCTCACCTATTGAGATTGTCGTGGAAAAGGAGCGCAACAAGACTCGTACAACCGATACCTTCGTAAAGGGATGGGCAGACAACCGTGTCGTTCTTCGTCCTGCTGGCGATGCAGTGGAGTTCAAGTACACCGACGTATTGGAGCGTGACGTGTTCGGTCGTGGTTATGGCGCAAGTGCTATTGACACAACCTTTGCGACTATGCTCAACGGTTTGGTTACAGCGATGAACACCACAACAGACAACGGTCGCTTGAAGGAGTGGCACACCGACGTGATGATGTCGGCAATCCCTGCTCTTATCTCATTCACCAACCACGAGATTATCCACACCGAAGTAGCTGGTGAGGGCGCAATCTCCTAACGATTGGTTTTCAATAATAACATTCAATTCATTTCACACTCACAATGGCAGCGCAGAAATTCGACATATTGGATTATCTTAGCGGAATGACAAACTTTGTGTTCGACAAGTCCGCATTGGTTAATGTAGCCTTGGATTGTGGCGTGTACGATGTTGAGTCGTACATCGACTTGACGGATGAGCAGAAGGATAGATGCAAGATGGCTCTCTTGGAAAAGATAGTCTTCGGAGTTTATCAAACAGCGTCCACCACGAACCAGCACGGCGCATACACATTGACCGTAGGAGCGCAGACCATTACGTCGGCAGCTCTTCAAAGCATCAAGTCCGAACTCAAAAGACTTTACAAGAAGTACGGAGAGGACGATAAGCTGGAGGCTTTGAACGAAACCGATGGTGAGGTGAAATGGATAGAGGAAACGGACTGATAAGCTATGTACACGGACAGAAGCGCATTAAAGGAGTACGCCTATAATGGCGTGTTCTACCGAAAGGAGTTGACCCCAAAGGAAGATGGGGATTTGATTGGCGACGATGGCGATTTGTTGGGAGACACCGACAATAGCACAAGCTCTGACACAATAGACGAGGAGACGGAAGTGACTATCTTGGAAACGGAGTGTGACATTCAGGAGACCAACAAGCTCTTCAATTCGGGCGTAGTGACGATGGGATATACGATTTACTTTCCAAATCCGACGGACGAGGAAGGGAACGAGAAGATACCCGAAGGTCTAACTCCAGGCATTCGCTTTAGGGGCGAGATGTACGGAATGGCTGTCGATGGTATGGTAATCGGTGTTTACCCAACGCAGATGCACGGATGCGTAGCTTACATCAAGGGTACAGATATTTAGTTCTTCTTTAGGTAAAATGTATTTAGGATAACAAGTTAGTTATGGCACAGAGGAAACAGCGTAGGCTATCACGCATTGAGAATTTCTTTTCGATGCTTCTTACGAACAAAGGTATCTCGAAAAATATCTTTGTTGGGGAGCTACCGCCTACAACAGAAAAGGAGTGGCAGGACTTTGTTAATGTTGACGTAGGTCAGCAAAGAGACCACGGCGCATATTCCTCTGGCTATGCTAACATCTACCTTTATGCGAGACCGCAGGGTACGCCTCTAAGAAAGAACGTAAAGAAACTTGACTCTATGGAGGCAGCACTCGACACTACTATCGAGAACTGCAAGGATAGCGATTACACCATTCAAGTATTGTACCGAGACAGTGGATATGACAGCAATAGACAATTCCACTTTCAGATGATTTCCGTTTCGGTTATTGTAAGATAGTTTTCAAGATTTTATTTAGGATAACAATTTAAATTCATACAATTATGGCAAAAGTTACAAACACTGGCGCAGGAGCGTTTAAGTTTATCAAGCCAGACTATATCGTTGCTACACTTTTCACAGGTAGCGAGACAGACGAGGCAAAGCCATTGGGTGATTCTTTCATCCTTGAAGATGTAGTTGAGGATTCTACATCTATCTCGCAGGACGATAACGATACTACCGATATTGAGTGTGAGACATCTGATTCTCCAATTATCTCAATTGTAAAGTTGGGTAAGTGGCAGTTGGCTGCTGAGATTGGTGATACACAGGCTGCTCTCTTGGCTGCACTTTGCGACTTCACAGAAGACGCTACAGGCAAGAAGACTATTGCACCTTCAACATACAAGGCTAAGTATGCCAAGATTGACGTGGTACAGATTCAGCCAGATGGCGCAAAGATGGAGGCTTACACCCTTCCAAAGGTTCAGCTTAACTCCAAGCTCACAATCGAGTCTTTGAACTCAAACTTGGCGAAGATTGCCTTAGCTGGCACAGCGAAGGATATTGCGCTTACCGTTGGCGGCAAGACGGTTCGCACACCTTTCTATGTTGACCACAACTATGCCTTGCCTACAACAGGAGAAATGAAATAACATTGGTTCTTCAACAATTTTTCTCGACTATACACAAGGGGCGGCGGCTTTGATGCTGTCCGTCCCTTTTAAGGTTTAAGGATATGGGAAAGCTATACGACAAGGCATTGAAGATGATAGTCAGTGAGCTGGATAAGGATGCAAGGAACGTGCTAAAGGAGTGCATCCAAGAAATCACCTACACGCACAGGACAAAGAACTTGTACGACTCATACGGATATGGTATCTACGTCCAAGGAAAGCTGACAAAGACAGGTTATCTCTCTTCGTCACCACAAGCCAAGAAAAGCAAGAATTGGTATGGAGAGGAAATCAATGGTAGGGAGGCAATAGAAAGCTACCTAAAGAACAGCTACCAACCATCGGGCGTGATAGACTTGGCTGTTGCTGCATCAATGCCTTACGCACAAGTATTGGAAGAAGGCGGAGGAGGTCTGAAACACTCCTATCGTGTTATCTCGATGTCCTTTCAGAAATTGCAGGAATTGTCCTATAAATACCAAGGTGTTGTAAAAATTATTAACCAACACAGATAGAAATCATTATAAGTTATGGCAGTACATAGAGCAAAGAAAGACCCTTCCAAGGAGGCGGAGAAGAAACGAGCCGAGGAAGAGGAGAAGAAAAAGATTAAGCCAGACTCGCCGTTGTCCGACAAGGCGATGGAGAGGCTTGCACAGGTAATGAACGACTCGCCTACAATCGTGAAGCTGCAAGGCACGGAATGGGAGATAAAGGCGTTGAAGCCTGGAACTCAATGGCTCGTTGCGGAGGAGGCTTGCAAAATAGTAAAGGGCGAAAACCTTTCGATGGGCGACGTTATCAAGGAGTTTGCGACCAACTTACCATCCGTGGCAAGAGTTATCACCTTGGCACTCTTAAACGACAAGGAGCGCATCAATTCTGACGAATACCAAAAGGTTTACGACCAGCTCCTTTGGGGGGACTACGACATCAAGGACTGGGCTACCCTGCTCGTGGAGATACTAAATCTTCTTGACGTGGATTTTTTCTTTGCGAGTACCAATGTGATTCAGACCGTCCGAAGACAGGCACTGATGAGGAAGAAACAAGCAGCCGAATCGTGCCTTCAAGGACAGAGTACGGTCAGATGATAGACTTTTTGAGGGCAAACACTTGGTGCTCGCAGGAAGAGTACAAATGGGGAATGACCGTCCCACAGGTTCGTCTCGCAAGTATGGACTTCACTCATATAGAGTATCTTTCTGACAGCGAGAAGAAGCAGGGCGATAAATTGAAGAACGCAACGGTAATCAATGGTGCGGAGGACTTGAAAAACCTCAACGACCTTGGAATACCTATTATTTAAATTAATTCTAAATAAGAAATATATGGCAGATTCAGCATTAGGAAGTGCGCTTATCATACCAAAGAGTGCGTTGGAAGCTATTAAAAGGGCTGATGAGCGCATTCAATCTATACAAGACCATTCTCGACAAATGGGGCAGACCGTAAATAGTGCGTTTACGTCTATGACTGGTGGAGCAAGAATATTTGTGAGTGAACTTGATAAGATAATAACAAAGTTGGGCACTATTGATAGCAAGGCATCCAAGATGTCGGGCAGCCTGTCTAATCTCGGTGCGGAAAAGGCAGCGCAACAAGTCTCGAATATGAACAACGTTGTCGCACAGACGGTGGAGAATATTGAGCGAATGTCGGCTGCACAGCGCAAATCATCGGATGCAATGGATATGTCTAAATCTATTGCCGATTATCAAAAACTGCAAGAACAGATAAACAAGACAGCAGAGAGGCAGGAATATTTAACTAAGTTCTTGCGCAGCGAGCAGGTTGAGTCTAATAGAATCGGTCAAGGAAAGGGCGGCATCTACCATCCAATAGATGTTGCGAATGCAAAAGAAGAACTTGCAGTTAATAATCAGCTTATCGCCTCATTAAAGGAGGAGCAACAAGCTATTGTAAACGCAAACAAAGCCCTTAATGAGAAGGTTGCTATGTATCGTGCCTTGCGCTCTTATGTTTCCGATAGTAATTCGCTCGATAACCAACGTTCTTCTAATACCCTTGCAGAAATGCGACAGTATTACAAGGAGCTGGAGAAATCTTCCGCACAAGCAGAAAAACAAAGGCAAAAAGAAGCTAACGCCTGGTTAAAGAATAAGGAGAAGGAAGCACAAGCAGCAGAAAAGGCTGCACAACGTGAGCAAGATGCATCCGACAAAGCGGCAGCTAAAGCAGAAAAGGATGCAGAAAGAATCCGTGCAGCACAAGAGAAGGCTTATATGACTGACTGGCTGAAACAACAGCAAAAGGCATATTACACCAATACAAGCGCAGTGGTTGGCGATGCAAACAGCGCAAAGACTCTACGTGAGCATTTGGCTGCAATCAAGGAGTTAAAGCAAGCACGCCTCGACCTTGATGTTACAGACAAAAACTATAAGCAAAACCTTGCTTCTGTAAACGAGGCTATCAAACAACACTCAAAGGTTTTGAAAGAGGCAGGAGTGAACGCAAAAACTCTTGGCGAGCAAACCTCCTATATGGCAGGATATATGTCTCGTTGGGCACAGCGTATGGCGTTCGCTTTTTCAATGGGTAGTATTAAGTCTTTTGTTGAGCAAATCGCCGAGGTCAGAGGTCAATTCGAGTTGTCCGAGCGTTCACTTGAAGCC